TCCGGCGTGTGCCAGCGACCTCTATCCTCTACCAGACTGGCTGCGCGGGAATCCAATGCCTGAGCGGTGGAAACCAATCGAAGAAACCAACCGCATGAAGCATCGGGCGGAATTGTTCATCCGTTCGACCGATTATCTTGCAAATGCGATGGGGTCGAACTGGACAATGGGCCGTGAGTATATGTGGTGGTGGGAGTGTATGTGGAAGGAGTCTGTGGCTTCTCACTCGGAAAAGACGTTCCTTTCTCAGCTTGCGTGTACCGACACCGAGGCGTTTCAGTCGAAGTTCGATACCGTGTTCAAGGATGAGACGATTGAGATCGTCACCAAAGGCCGGCAGAAAAACTATGCCGCCTACTTCATCACTGGAAAGACGATCATTGCTGGTTCCGATTATCAGCCGTTTGAGCCGCCAGAGAACGAGATTGACTATGAAGGGGAGCGGATTCAACTCCACTGGGAAGCCAACGACGGCAACAAGTACGACTGGGAACTTGTTCCTGCTCTTCCGTTCGACGATGAAGACGACACACGATGCTTTGACAAGCTCCTCATCTTCGAGGAACCGAGAGTACAAGCAGACTACTCCGAAGCCATCGACACGGCAGACGGGTTGAATCTCCCGAACGAGGACCGGGCAAGCATCACCGTTTTTCGTCACCCGGCAAGCGCTAAAGACAGAGATGTGAATGCAGCATCGTTTACCAGCCTGAGAATGAACCCGGCTCAAATTTCCCGTGTGGCGGCGGCGATAGCGGTACTCTTCGGGACGGACGGGGAAGGGAATGTCACCAGTTCCAACCCGCAAGTGATGCAGTTCATCATCGAACAGATCAGAAAGACGGGTGACGAGTGCCAGAACTCTCTCATCATCATGGGCTTCTACGATCACCACGTCATGCACTTCTACGACGAAAAAGGTAGCATCGACCCCAACAAAGGGAATAAGCTAGGGTGGAGGACTTCCAAGTGGTCACGCCCTCTTCTACTTGGCCGGTGGGTGGATGCTGTAAATCTGGGATGGATCAAAGTAAACGACCCGATCACCATTCGCCAGATGAAGACCTTCGTCCGCAAGGAGAAGGCGGGGCAGTCGGAGATGGGTCACGAGTCGGGCCAGCATGACGACAACATCTTTTCTCAGGCAATGTGCTGGATCAGGGGTCACGACATGGACAATACTTCGGCTAGACTGAACTCGTGGTATGACGATCACAAGCCGCAGGCGGGAGATGGGGAAGTGGATACTGGGTGGGCCGAGCAGGGAGTATGTATCGGTGAATATGACGAGGATGATGGACTATGAGTAACGTGCAACTGACAAATCGGGAAGCGCCTGTAGTGTATCTGGAAGTGGGAACGGGCCGTGTGCTCGACTTCGGCAAGGCGGGATACAAGCCTCACTTCGCTCCGGGTACTCTCTACCGTACTGAAAGTCTGTATCATACTTTCGATATAGACCGCTACATGAAGCAGTTCCGGGAGCAGTGGAGAGCCGATCAGGAAGTAAAAATCTACAACCAGATTGCGAGGGAAAAGCCTACTCGTGATCGCATCAAAGAACTCATCCGTTCCCGTGCTCCGCATATTAACGCTTTGAATCGGGATCAGAATGAGGCTATGATACGGGTGATGGATGCCCGATACGATGCGGCGATGAAGGCGAAGTTGCGGCAGGAGATTTGCTTTACTGCCGACCGCTGGGATGCGAACAAGTTGGAGCAGGAGATTGCAGTGTCAGACCCAGGCTTCGCTAAGACGCATAGGATCGAGTCCGAAGCGCAGGCGGCTATCGCGCGACGGTCGAAAGGTTAACCATGTTCGGAATAACGACTGGACCGAAGGGGCTAGAGTGGCAAGCTCCCCCACGAGAGACAAGCGGAGAACATCGCAAAGGCTGGGTGGAAGAGCTTGTTCAGTGCGGCGACAGATTCGTCAAAGGCCAGCAGGGTATCCGTCACATCAACGATGACATTCGCCTCTTGATGGGTCAGGACCAGAAGAACAAAGTCCACTCGAACAATATCTGGGCCGATATTCGCACCTTCGTCGAAACCATCGCAGACCTTTCTCAGATCGCTACTCTCGGAACCAAGGCCGAACAGTTCAAGAAGACCACCGATACCTACAACGGAGTATTCAAGCACGTCTTCTGGGACTCGTCTTTCTTGTGGAGTATGCGCCGTACTCTCCAGTGGGGAATGTTGGGCCGTGGGTACATGGGGCAGAAGTATTCACGTGACAAAGGCGGATGGGGTAAGGGCAAGATTCGCTTCCCCGTCTACGGACCATTCGACGTGCTCCCTGAGCAGTTGCCTTCCGACAACGATCTGCAAGGCTCCTACGCCGTGACGACTATTGAAGCAATGCCGATCTGGGAGGCCCACTCCCGCTTCCAAGACTTCCAGCAGTACCTTGACCCCATCTCTCGCTACGACTGGAAGACCTACGGAACATCTCTGACGGAGAATCGGCTCTCGTTTTACGACCGCTGGAAGTTTGGTCAGACAGGCGCTCCCGGTGACTGGCTTTCCAGATATTGCGAAATCCGAAGAACCTGGGTGCGCGATATGCGAATCAACCGCAGCGGCAGAACTCTTCAGATGGGTACTCCCGGCTCGTCCTGGGGCTACGTGGTGCCTTCTGTGGGGGATTTGTTGGTATCGGTGAACCCATTCAACGGACTGCCGGAATCAAGAAAGGCAACAGAGGAAGACTGCCGCATCTATCCGCAGTTGCGGCTCATCATCACCAGCCCGACTTGCCCGGTCCCGATGTACGACGATACGGCCTTCGACTGGCACGGTGAGATTCCCGTGGTCGAGGTCGATGTGAACGATGTCCCGTGGAGTCCCTTCGGCCATTCCGTGGTGCATGGCGTGGCGAGTCTGGAGAGGGCAAGGCGCGATCTTCTTTCGTTGAACGATCAGACGGTGAAGGTGAATACCGATCCCCCGTTGGGATGGGATTTCCAGTCTGGAGTCAAGCCTGAGCAGTTGACGAAGTTGAAACTACTTGAAGGACAGGGTGTACGCATCGGAACGAAGGGCGACCCCAAGAAAGCCCTGCAATCGGTATTGCCCGAAGGCCAGAGGACGACCGATCAGAACTGGAAAGACCTTGACGTGCTCGAAGCCGAAATCAAGAAGAATCTTGGACTTACAGACATCGCCTCTCTGCGTGAGTTGAAGATGAACATGAGCGGCGACAATTTCGAGAAGTTCCTTGAGAACCTTGGACCCATCGCCAAAGGCATCGCTCTTTCCATCGGAAGGGCCAACGGCAAACACGCCAATATGCTCAAGTACAACATCGCTCAGTACATTCCCGTGAGTGAGTTGATCGACATGGTAGGGCCGTCAGGTGTGGCGATTGAGACATACGACAACGATCCTGAATCACTTGTCCCTGGAAGACTCCCTGGCGAGCCTGAAACCGGCGAGAGTAAATTCAACAAGCGGGAACGGGCGAAGTGGTTTGTCGATAAGATGGGTGTAATTTCTACTCCTGAGCAGTTGTTGAATATCACTCAGCAGCAGGAGCGCATGGTGTACATGTACTTGTTCAGCAAACAAGCCAAACTACCGACTTCTACCTACATGGAGAAGCTCGGCGTAAAGAACGCTGAGGCTGAAAAGGAACTTTGGAAGGCTGAACAAATCGAGGATGCATCTTGGAAGCTCGAAGTGACGGCTCTGTTGGCAAAGAAGCAGCACGAACTAGGACTTGATCCTCCACCCGATAAAGGGCCAGGGCAAGGCCACGGTGGCGGTCGTCCAAACACTCACGAAAAACCGGCCCATATGGAGCAAAAAGGCTCGCAGAGTGGGCAAGTCAGAGCCGTTCAATCAACCTCATAAGGAGAAACAATGGAAGAGCAGGAGTTGGTTAAGTCTAGCGATGGCAGAATTTTGGGCCGAGTAGTAGCGGACGAGGAATTTGCGACGAACAGAAAGGTTATACAGCCTGAAAGTACAGACGTTGTAGATGAATTGATTGTGATGATTCAAGAGGCTTTCACGGAAGCTAGAGCAACCTCCAAGATCATCGTCAACCACAACCAGGGAGGAGTAACGACCATTGAGACCCTTCATGTCAAGAACGGCCTCGAAGGTCTGTTTGATGACGAGGAAGACGACGATGGAGTCGGATGAAGACAGTTCAGAAGAAGAAACAAATTAAGCCCTTGACAGATTGAGCGAATAGCGGTTCAATCAGAACAACAGAGATCCGTTTTCAACTCCTTTGGAGAACTGGGAGCGACTCGAAACTGGAGCGGTTTTAACCGTTTGGTTTTGGGTCGCTCCTTTTTTCGCGTCTGAACATAGCCCAAAGGAGGGCATCATGGCACATCGCAAGGGTCACAAGGGTGGTTTCAAGGTCAAGGGCACCAAGAAAATGGAACACGAGTTCGGCAAGAAACACAGCCGGAAGCGCAGCCGCAAGCACGGTGGACGCAAGTAGTCAGGAGCCTCATGGCCACGTCAATGCCTCAACCCGGTGGACCGCAGCAGCCTAACCCGCAACAGGGTCAAGGTCAGGGCGGTCCCGCTGGTCAGGCGAATCCCCTTCAAGAGATTCTTGGCAAGATTGCTATGGCTGCGCGGACTCTCGGTATGCAAAACGTGATTATTCAACCAGAGATGCAGCAGTTATCAGCAATCGCAGTCGCAGCGTTGCAGAAGGTTTCTCAGGCAGCGCCGGGACCGCCCCAACAGGCGCAATCGCCAGGAGTTCAATAATGGCCTTCGATCTGAACGTTTTCGCTTCCGAGTTCGGTATTGACCCCGCAACCCTTCAATCCAAACCTGAAGCCTTCGCAAAATGGAATGGCTATCTCTCCGAAGCCGACACAAAGTACACATCGGCAACCCAAGCACAAAAAGAAGCTCAGGCCGCGCTGGACGCCGTGAAGGCAGAGCAGGCCGCTATCGACGACAAGATCAAGTCGTTCTCGCTGACCGAAGCGGAAGTGGACTCTCTTCGCGCCAACTATGCCGCGCTTGAAGCGCAGGCCAAGGCGTTGAAGGCTCAGGGATACAACCTGACGATTCCCGATACGCCGGTCAAGCACGAACCCGCCGCATTCGACCCCAATAAATTCCAGAACGACGTGAATTCGACCCTCGTTCAAGGGTTCAACGTGATGAACCGCTACCAGCGTTTGTTTGGCAAGGCTCTTCCCGACGATCTGGATGCTCTGGCGCGTGAGGCTGGTGCTCGCCGTATGCCGTTCACAGATTACGTGGCGCAGAAGTATGACTTTGCCGGGGAAGAGAAGCGGCAGCAGGAAGCATCGACGAAGAAGCGCGAGGATGAGATTCGCGCCGAAGCTGTGAAGAAGTATCAGGAAGAGCATCCGGTAACGGCTGGCAACCCTGAACTGCTTCGCGGTGGTGAATCAAGGTTCCCAGAGTTGGCGAAACGTCCGGCTCAGAAGTCAGCACACGAGAATTACGGCGGGAGTCCGGCGCAAAGGATCGCGCGTTCCGTCAGGCGGTCACTCGAAGGATTGGCCGCAACATCGTAAGTAGGAAAGGTGAAACATGGCACCCAACGACCCACTCTTCAATCCCCGCGACACTGCAAGTCGCGACTATATCAGGAATGGCATCATTGTAGATTGCTTTTCCACGCACTTTCCGCTTTGGGGCTTGATGCGTGAGCGGGGCGCGGTTGACGTGCTCTTTCAGGGCACGGGTATTCTGAACCCGACCATCTACGATGTGGCTTT